TTATCCATGTTGCTGTCCTCTGGTCCTTGTTGTTCTTGGTCTGTGCTGCCAAACAGTTCCTGCATTTTGTTCATGATCCACTCATCAGGAGTACCTGTACGTGCTTTTGCTACATCGTAGGGCATTTCCCCATTGTCTGTATAATAGTCATACAGTGCATGATACAATGGTTCATTAGCTGTCAAATTAAAATTCGAATCCTGCATGCCTGCTTCGATTTCGTTGTACATTTGATCGCCGACAGCCTTCTTAAGCAGGTCCTGTTCATAAGACAGTTGACTGTCTTCTTTCATGTCCTCTGGCTCACGTGGGCTTACTTCGTCTTCTTCACCAAATGTTTTCTTTTCTAAATCTTTTAGTAGTGTTTCGTCATCTGGGGCAACCACATTGGCTACTTTTTTGACTCCTGCTTTAATCTTGTCAAATGCAGACATTTTGTCTGGATCTTTTCCAAGAACATCATCGCCTTTTACTATGAATTTTTGTACACCATCTTCATATGCTTCGGAGATCATTTTCTCTACAGTAGACTTGCTTTCAAAAGCATTCTTCTTAGGACGTCCACGCTTACGTTTTTCACCTTCTGGTTTGACTTCATCATCTGTGTTGCTTATGCCATCAGCATCATACTTGCGTGTATATACTGTGCCTGTTGATATTTTCTTTTTATCAAATTTACCAGTGCCTTTTTCTTCTTTATCCTGCTTGTGCTTTTTCTCAACGGCCTTAAGCATGTCATCCCAACCTTCTGTGATTTGCTCTGCTGTCATTCCTGCATCAACAAGAGTTTTAAGTGCTTGGGCTGCTTCTTCTACTTTACCTGCTTTGTGTGCTTTCCAGGCTGTAGCATAAGCGATGCCGCGTTCTCTGTCTGTTAGTTTGCCGTCTTTGGCATAACTCTTTTTAATATGCTTAACCATACGTTCTGCTTTAGCGCCGGGAGGTGCTACTTCGCTGACATCTTTGGTTTTTTCTTCGCAGGCATCACGCAGGTCTTTGTTAGTCATGTCGGCTGCTTCTTTTGGACTCATGTTCAAATAGTCCAACAGTTCAGCACGGTTCATGTCTTCAAAACTTTTATCCCCGCTGCCTTCCGCCACACCTTCTTCTTTCATTGCAGCGCCTTCACCTTTTTTCCAACCACCTTTGGCTCTTAAGGCAAAGTTAATTTGTTTTTGTTTTTTGTCTTCTGCACTACCACGCTTGTGTGGACCACTTTTGTGCAAACTACCTAACATCTTTTTAAGTTCGCCAGTAGTTTTGTCTGCATACTGTCCTGTTTGTTTGACTTCTGCATCTCCTGCCCATTTTTCACTTAGGCTATCAATGCTTTCTTGCAATTTAGATTTTACCTGAAGTTTTTGTTCTACCTTAGGTTCAGGTTGCTGTTCCAAACTGTTAAACTTGTTTAAGATGTCATAGATGTTGCTGCTCATAGTTTTACTTTCCGTTACCTGCTTTCATTTTCATTGGGTCAGGTATATTTGGTTTTGTACTGCCCATTGCACTAAGTTCACCTACTGGCAACTCGTTAGTGGTTTGTGCTGCAGGTGTGTCACCGCCTGCTGCTTCGGGATATTCATATTTCTTTGTTTCTTCTAGTTCCTTAATCAAACTAGGGATACGTGCATCGCCAGTAAAATCTTTGGGTACTTCGGCTGCTTTCATTTCTGGTGTTTCAAGCACTGGAGCATCTGTTGGTTGATTGCTCTGCTCTGTGCCTGCCAGCATGCTTTCAAAAGCACCGTCAGGACCGTTAACACGAATTCTGTCTGCGCTGATACCAGCACCTGTGTTAATGACTGCACGGATCATGTCATCTCTTGCAGGATAAGCAACACTGACTTCCATTACATTAATAGCCACTGGGCCCATGTTGGGAAATAGTTCTGTTTCGTGAATTGGAGAACTCTTTGGTTTGCTTACACTGACAACTTTGTACTGTTCAAGTGCAACTTTAATCTTATCAACATCTTCTGTTGTAAGGTCGCCTGCAATACGCACCTTAAAATCATAGGTGCGTGTTGATTCTGTTAGATAGGCTTTAAAACTTTTCATAATTGTTCCTATTATACGATATTTAGCGTTTTTGACTAATTAATGCCGGGGTTTATTCAAAATTTCAGCCAAGAGTGCATTTCTATCAAGCACTACTCCTTGCCCTTCAACGTGCTCTGGCACGTCTCCTGTCTGCTGATCTTTCTTAATCTGATGGTCCAACCGCATTTTTTTCAACTGCAAGTCTACCATACGCAGTTTTTTGTCCAACTTGGCCTGCTTGGCAGTAATAGCATGCCCCAACAATGTGCCAGCAGTCTGAAACACTGTGCCGCTAAAACGTGCTTCCATGTTCATACCCAAATCCATAAGGTCATTGAACTTGTCCTTGGCTAGTTCTGCCAGTTCGTCCATCTCTTGGTCACTGGCACTTAGGTCTCGTACCGTGGGCAGTGCTTGATCAATTTTGTCGATAGCAGTGTCTATGTCTGCAAGTTCGCTTCGATTTGCTTCGATGGCTGCACGGGCTTCTTCTGGGCTAACAGTTTGTTCAGGCTCGTTGTCTTCAGGCTCTGACAGATTAAATAGTTCTTCTAATTTCTTAGTCATGTTACTATTTAACGTTTTTTGGTTCCGTGGAAAATGTCTTGTTCGTTGACTATTCTAAAAACTAGGCCATGTGCTTTGCAAAAATGGCGAGCTGCTTCCCATTTAAACATGTTCAGTGCTACTGCGGCTTTGTCTTTAACAGTTTTGGCGGCTTCCATTGTAGTTTCTTTACTGGGTTTAACTTCTATAACTTCGCCATGGCGCTTGCCGTTTTTGTCCACATAAATTACCAAAAAGTCAGGTACGTAAATTGTATTTTTGTTTGTAAAAGGATTTTTGTAAGGAACGTGTATGGCTTCACTGGCCCATTGTAGCACTGCAGGGTTATTATCGCAGAACTGCATAAAAGCAAATTCCCAACTACTTCTGTATGTAGGCGTACCTTTGCCTATGTACTTGTTGGGATTTTGTATTTGAAATTTGCCTTGTGCATATTTACTCATGTCAAAATTGTACGAGAAACGTATGGGCTTGTTCTTGCAGTAGACTGTAAACCTAAGAAACTTGTAGGAACTCTGCTTGTGTTAAGGTAAAGTGCTAGAAAAGCATTTAACTCATTGTTTGTTAGATTTCTAAATTGATCTAACACATCCAAAGGATCCTCTCTTTGCGCAAATGCTGTGTCGATTACTGCCTGTGCTAATAATCTTGCACTTTCAGCATTGCCGGACTGTTGTTCAAAGAAACTTACAATAGCATCGTTGGTATTAGAACTTACAGTGTTTTGAGGCAGAAAAAAATTATTGAAATATCGTGTAGTCTGATTTGTAGCCGTTGTGTTTAAATTACTTGGCTGTTGAGGATTGTAAGTCGTGTCTGCCATAACATATTCCTAATTATGAAAAATTCCAGTTGTGTATATTGTCATAAGATGACAAAAATGTCTGATCATAACTTGGGCCCATATCTACTGCACCAAAATTATCTACTACAGATTGATTTAAAATGTTAGTTGGGCCGCTGTTAGTAAAACCAGAATAAATCGAATCTCCTAATGCGGTAGTGATCGGGCTACCGGAACTATCTGTCCAAAACCCTGTTCCGGCGGGAGGTTGTAACACTGCTGCATCTTGATTTATGCCAGGAGTTCCAAGCCAATTACTAATAGCATTTCCAACTCCTCCTGTAAAACTTTGCAGACTATTTGTTAAGTTATCTACAATACCTGTGCCGCCATTTACTGTCTGAACAGTTGTCGTGCCATTACCATTATCAGAGTATGTAACAATATTCCTACTTGGATTTCTAGAATCATAGCCTCCACTGCCTGTCAGGCCTGCTCCAGCGTTTTGAATTTGCCCAGTGGCAGGATTAAAAGTTTGAGTAGGTGTGCCGAGTATTTTATTAAGGCCGGTCTGGACCAAGTTATTAACACCTATTCCTACTCCTGTACCTATAGAACCTCCTAGACCAACTCCAATAGTTTTACCTACAATGCCGCCACCGAAAGCGTCAGATATTCCTCCATATAATGCACTTCCCACGGATAACCCAGTAATGCCACCTATTGCGCCGGACAGAGTGTTTCTAAACAGACCACTTACTCCTCCATTAACAACCCTTGTGATACCTGTGGTCGGATCTGTATAGTACTGCACGCTAGTTGGATTTATAACTTGTCCGGCTGCAGCTTGATCTCGTGTATTAGGAGGATTAGTATTAAAATTGCCAGACCCGCTCTTGAATCCTCGTTGAATAGTATTAACGGAACCATCTTCATTAAACAAGACAACGTCCCCATTAGTGTACTGTCTTCTTGTCAAGGTTCCTTTACTTTGATCTGTTGAAACAACAATAAATTCAGCATTTTTGTTAGGATCGGTAGGGTCAAATCCGCCGGCTTGGTTGCCAACATTTTGAAATCTTGTAAGTTCTTCTCCTGTTACTTGATCATAAACAACACTAGTAATTTCATCTGTAGCTGGTTGAGCACTTCTTGCATCTAAACTGATGTTGTCAGAAACAGATCTAAGTTGATAATTTGCTGTGCTTTCTGGATTCGCAGGCTTTGGAGAATTTGTTGCAACTCCTCTTGTATAATTATTTAAAATAGAATTTACAAAACTTGCACTACCTCCAGTAACAACTGCTGCTGCTTGATTGTTAACTGTTACTGCTCCACTTGGTTGTGGACTACTGTAAGGGCTATACCCTTGGGTAGATGCTGGAGGACTTAAAACACCCGATGTCGCTGTAGAAGTGCCATACCCAGGCGTGCTGGAAAGAGTTGGGAAAAACACATTTTGTGCTGCACCGTTAATTGCACCGCCTAAAACTTGGGCGCCTATTTGACCCAGTACTAAACCACCCAAATCTTTAAAATTTGTATCTTTAAGGTTATTATAAAATCTATAAGCACTAAGAATGCTTCCCAGTAAACCAGACCCACTGCCTGTTGTGTCTGGTCTTGCTAAATCTGTACTTCCTTCTGTTAAGGCACCAAGCAAGCCTGCATCGGTATAGATATTTGTTACGCTGTTGCTTATAGGGCTTGGAGTATTATCATAATGTAATACTGCGAATCCGTTTACATCAACTGGATTTACAAAACCTGTTCTGTATTTGACTGTTTCGTACTCAACAGTCATGGTTGCTTCCATTAATGCATTACTTTCAGAACTGTTATGCTCGCTTTGCCGCCAAGAACTTATTATTGGATTAACAAGAAGATATTCTGTAAAACGTTTATTGTGTAAACTGAAAATTTGAATATTTCTTAAAAATGGTTTTAAGTTAGCGTTTCTTGGACTGAAACCCCATCCATCATTTAATCTTGCTTCATATTTGTGAGGGACTGTGTACAAGTTTTGATTGTAATCACTGTCCCTGTAATAGTAAGTATAAAAATCATTCCAAAACTTCAGTACTGTATCCGCAGCGTCATCATGGAATGTAATACTTAAAGGATCGTATCTTAAATTTTTCTGAACAATGTTTTTTCTATTGTAAGCATTTAAAGTACTAGTGTTTACTGTGAATCTAGGAAGTTCTACTCTTTTTGCTAATAAGCCAGTTTCATATTGCTCTATTAACGTTTGACTACTTGTTCCTTCTTGTCCTAACTGTCCCAACAAGTTTTGCAATGCGCTTATATCTACATTTATGCTAACGTAATAAAGAAAACTTTGTTTAGGTGCCAGCCTGAAGTTGTCAGCAAGGAAGAGCTTAGTGGCATGGTCATAGTAGTGTGTATAATCACCAGACTCCAAAGGTTTTAAATCGCTGTTATAAAGAGTAGCCATATATAATATTTATTCACGAAAAAACCCACTCGTAAGTGGGTCTTCGTCACGGTAAGTTTATTATTAACCTGTAATTACTGCACCATTGGTACGACCAACATCATTACCAACTCCACCAGGTGTAGTTGTTTGTATAGCATTGTCGTAACGTATGCTCATAGTGATAGTCATTGGTGCGTTATTTTCGTAGTTTGCTTCGTTATAGTTAACATCGGTTAGAAAACAACCATACATTTCCCATGTTTCTAGTACAACAGGTTCAATGTTACCATTGGCACCATCTAGCATTTCCAGTTTGGTAATAAACTTGTAGTCAATACCGCTGCTGGCACTGGCCTGTTCCATAAAGTCAAACTGTTTCTGTAGTTGTTCGCCAACAAGACGTGTTACGTTGCCGCCAGCATCGTCACGCAGTGTAGTAGATACTATTGACCACACTGGACGTCCTGCCAAATAAACTCGACTGTTGTACACAGGTACATCAATTGGGTCAAATGTAACCTGTGGTCTTGCAAAACTCATTACCTGTTTGGTCAATTCTGTTTTAGGATTACTGACGCCAAAGTTTTCAAAACTGACTCTAAATCTGAATTGTAACTTTGGCATCAACAGACCTTGGGTAGAGGCGCTTTGGTCTCCACCTAAGGGTACTGTAAATCTTGTTAAGGATGATACTGCCATGTCTTATGCTCCTGTTCCTGGATTCTGTACCGCTGCTAGATTGCCGTCCTGGATTTCTCCTGGGTTCTTCAATCTAATTGGTATGTAGATAAATTCTACTGCCTTAGTTGGCTGTATAGCAACGTCTACATACAGTTCGTTTCTTGCAATACGCTCTGGCGTATTGTTTGTAGTGTCACAAACACTTAGATAGTCTGTAATACCGCGTTTAGCAATCAAATCATTTAGTAAACTATTAACAACTGCTAATAGTGCGTTACGTGTGATTGGATCATTTGGTTCAAACACAAATGGGCGAGCAATAATGTTAAGTTGATTACGTAAGAAGTTAATTAACCTTGAAACATTAATTCTGTCAAGTGCGCTTGGAGCTGCAGCAATAGTTTTTTGGCCGTATACTACAAGCCCAGTACCAGGTAAGTTTGTGAATGGGTTAATATTGTTTTCATACAACACATCACGTATTCCTTGACTTACGCCAATACTTACAAACTGTCCGCTATTTGCATCTACATAACCAATAGCGGTTGCATTGTCAATTAAACCACGACGTGTACCAGCCGGTGCTAACCATTGATAACTGATATTATCGCTCTTAACAATTGTACGCAACGCTACGTGACTTGGCGGAACAACTACTTGATTGCCTGCTAAGTCATTTGTCAACGCACTTGGATAGTACAATCCAACGTATGGACTGCTGGTATTCAAACCATCTTCGCCTGTAGCAGTTGCACCTGCGGTGTTGTCTGCCCAGGCCTGGATTGCTGTGCCAGTAGCTGCTAAACGCATTGGGGTGTCACCTACTACAAAGGCAACGTTTTCTTTGTCTTCGTTTAGTGCCACCATGTTAGGAATCAACTCTGGATATCCTGGGCAAGCAATTAAGTTAAATGAATTGCTGTCTTCACGTAGTGCAGTGCTACTGTCAATTGCGCTCTTAAGTGCAGCAACAATAACTCCACGTTGTGCTTGGCGTCCAAAGTTTGGTACAATACCTGTGCTGTCAAATCCACTTGCAGTTACCCAAGTATTGGCAACTGCTGGAATGCTTTCGCCTGGATATGCAGCAGCAGTAAAGTAATTTGTTTTGTACTGTTTGACATTAAAACCACTTGCTCTTGTGTTAAACAACAAGATACCACGTGGATAAAATGCTGGGTCAGGAGCATCTAAGTCTACGTAGTTACTTGTGCTAAGTGTTTGAATAGTTGGAATAGCGTCAAGTACTGGGTCTACTGTTCCAGCGGTACTCCAACGAGCATCTGCGAATACAACACCATCAGTTCCTGTGTTATCTGTGTTATCAATTTGTACCCATTGATCAACACCGGCAACTGCTTGCCATCTGTATATTGCAGGATAGTTCTCTAAATCGCTAGTGTCAATCCACAAATCGCCGTAAACAAGTGCTGTGCCGTCATCTTGTAGTGTTGGCTCAGTTGCACTAATGATTGGACCTGTACTGTTTGTGGTTGTTAAATCGTAACCTCTAATGTCACTGCTTAGATTTCTGTAGCCTACCCAAGCACTACCATTACTAATCATAATATCAGCACGACTTGGTGTATTATAGTACCAGTATGTGTTATTTGCTGGTGCATCTGATATTTCTGTTGCACTTACTTCATAGTCTTTTCTATCAGCAGGTTTCCACAAACTACCAATTATTGTAGATGTTTGTGTGTTAGTGTTACTATGAGTGTAATATACATTTGTAGCTCCGGCATCTGCAATTCCAACGTTGGCCAATGGTGTGCCAGCGCCATCTACAAGCTCAATATCACCACCTTGATCGTGAGTGATAGTCATTGCACCTGTACTGCTAATGTTTGCTGTAACATTTGGAATACTTGCAGCACTAACAGCATCAACAAATCCTGCTACTGTAGCAGTTGTAATTGTAACTGTGTAGGTTGTTACATTTGCCAATCTTGCATTTGCACGAGTGGCTAATGTAAATGATGCTCCAACATTCCCAGCAGTTGGAGAAGTTGTGTTACCAGTAATGGTCATTGCTCCTGTACCATCACGATACCAAACAAGGGCGCCCGGCTCTGTAGTTCCAAATGGATCGTACTGTGCAAACGCCAAACCTTGTGTTAGATTTGAGCCACCGCCTGTTGGATCTAATGCAAATGTCGCTGCAAATACATTTGCATAATCATTTGCTGTAATAGATGTCCAAGTATCTGTACTGGCATTGTATTCTTTAAGAGAAATTGTTAAACCAGAACCTGTTCTGCTGGCTTTGTGCCAAACAGAACCAGTTGGTCTACCTGTGCCTGCAGCTAAGTTAGCACTATTAAATTCTGGAACAGTGTAGTAAGGACTTATTTGAACTGAAGGTCCATTATATGTACCAGCAGTAATACCTAAATCAGTAAGAGGTGTGTTATTACCATTGCTGATTGCAATTTTACCATCTGCAGTTGCACCATCGCTTTCACTTAATCTTGTAACTTGAATTACTAATTGGTTACTGCTGTTTACACGAGCAGTAACACCTGCAATCGCAGCAGAGTTAATATTACTAGCCACAGTTGTCAAGTTTGCATTAATTGCTACTGTAACGTTTGTGGTGTTAATTGTAATATTACTGTTAGCAGTAATTACGTTACCAGCACTGGCTGTTGTGCCGGTAATTGTTGGAATTTTAGCTTCCCAACCTACGTTACCAACTAGTTGCCAAGTATTATCATATGTTTTATAGTAAATTGGACTAGTGTTTGCAATTGTGTTTACTGCATATTGACCAATTGCGCCAATTCCTACATTTGGTGTGACATTGCCTACTAAGTCACTGCTGCTGTTAACTACGATTACATTTTGCGATGAAAATGCCTGTGTAGTAGCGTTCCATTCGTAAACACCCCAATTTGTATTAGCAGAATCAAGCCACAGTGCTCCAGTAGCGGGTTCAGCCGTTGGACGTGATGTAGTTCCGGTAAGTGCTCCTACATCAACATTTGCTCGTTGTATGTAAACTTGATTACTAATACCTAATAAACTGTAAGCAGCTAACAATCCATATTCGTTTTGCTCATCTCCGTTAATAGGGCTACCACTTGCAGTTGTTTTAAAAGTTGGGGTTCCGAAAGTTGTTACTAAGTCACGCTGACTTGTAATGTTATAGATAGTTCCTACATTATCTACTTCGGTTCCAGGAGCAATTGTTGTGCCTCCTGGTGCAACTTTATCCTGTGCTGTTGCTACTAAAATGTAAGCAACAGAACCTAATTGTGTTGGTGCGTAAAAACTTTGGTCAATTACACTGACTTGTACGCCTGGAGAAACTAGTGCCATGTTTCACTTCCTCATAAAACTTATAAAGATATTTATCGGAAGTCAGTAAATATCACCAGTTTGAACACCCTTTCGAAAGGTTTTACAGTTAAATAACTTTATGAAAAGACCTTTATGCCAGACCTGCAACCTAAATTTATCAGCAATTAACTATCACAGTAACGGTAAAACAAGGTACAGAAAACTCTGCGAAAGTTGTTTACGTAAAGGAAAGAAAATAAAGTCAGTTCCTGCTTGGTACAAAGCAGGGTACAGAAAAAAACCAGTCTGTGATAAGTGCGGTTTTAGATCCAAATATCCCGAACAACAAATGTCGGTATTTCATTTAGACGGTAATTTAAAGAATGTTGGAGAGTTTAATTTAAAAACGGTGTGCTTAAATTGTAGAGTTGAATTACACCAATCTAACAGTTTATGGCGTGAAAGTCCTATTATACCAGATTTTTAAGTTCACAGTATAATTCGTCGATAGTGCCGTTGTTTTCCACAATGTGGTCAAATTCTGTAGGCGCCCAACTGTATTCGCTGGCATGTACTCCGGGATACCGATCTAGCATATTTTGTGGACTAGTTCGTGCTAAATGAAACCACTCTGGATCTTGCCCTCTAACAATCCTGATTACTCTGCCGCCAATCCTGCGAATACTTTCAACTTCGTTTAAAAATCTACAGTCTGAGATTACTACGTTGTCTCGGGTTTGACGCAGTTTATTTTCTAAACTAGCAATCCAAATATCCTGGTGGAAATGATTACGGAATACATCTGTGCCCCAATATTGTAATACCCAGCGTGGGGTCAAATCTGGCATGTCCAAACGATTGGCCCACCAAGTGTCTATCTGTTCACGCCATTCTCTTGCGGCTTTGGTGCGTCCTTCTAGCAGTTCACGATCCCAACCAAACACTGCGCTGACGGCATCTTTGAGGGTTGCGGCAAAACTGTCGCGCCTGAACTCGTGCCAATTCACCAAATAGTCTGCGGCAGTGTCTTTGCCAGCACCAATTAAACCACAAATTCCAATAATCATGAAAAAGGACTCCTAAGAGTCCTTATTATACATTAACCTGTGACCCATGTCAACGGTTGCGATCCATCAATATACCGTTTCAATTCATCCTCAAGTTGAGCCATTTCTGCGGTTGCTTCTTGTAATAGTGCGGCACCATTAAGTGTAGTTCCACCTTGTGGGCCTGCAATACTGGCAAACTTACCACGTGCCTGTCCCAAAATAGATTTTGTAAATGCCAAAGCATACTCTTGCAACCAAGGATAAACCTGAGGATCACTCAGTAGCATACTGTCTGGTTTGTAGTTGTTAACCCAAAGCAGTACACTTTCTAGTGCATTACCATCGTAGAATGGTTCTGGTATAAAAAAAGTTGTTGAAGCCAAGTCAGTACCTGTCACTGAAGTGGCGCCTAGTGTTTGATTTGCCAGCACTGTAATAACTGTTCTATCGTCGTTTACACTTGCTACACGATACTGACTGCTATACCCCTGTACTGGACAACTCTGTATATAAACACTGTCGCCTACCTGCAGATTTGTTTGAAAACTAGTAGCACTGGTAGGCAGTGTAATTGTAATCACTGCACCAACGGATGTACTAGCAGCCGTTAGTGCAGTTGGTTTAACATCAGTACCACCATCGTAGGGAATCTTACGAACTAGAGTTAATTTCTTAGTTACACGGTTCCAGTTAAAGTTAATATAACCACCAAACATGGTCATGGCTAATTCTTGGTAAGCAGTAAACAGTTCGTAGTTGGTCAAACCACCCACACGTCCTGCTACCAGCATGTAGGTGTTTAAATAACCTGAAGCAAATGGCTCGAACTGACTAGCGGTTGTTCCAGTTGTACTACCAATTCCTCTACGAAAGATTTGGCGCACTTCCATAATGTTGTTGGGTAAGATGTATTCTTGTACATTGGGAATTAGATCCAAAAATACATAACTTTCTTCTGTGCTATTTTGAGCACGTTGACGATACTTGGTCAGGGCCTGTTTGATAGCCAAATCATAGTGTTCTTTATCTAACTCAACGTCAACGATTTGATCGCCTAAACGCAAACGAATGTAGTCAATCATTTCGTTACGTAGTTGATTGAGTGTTTGTATTTGTTCGTTAGCGGCAATGGCACTTTCCTGGCTGATAAATCCAGCCATGCCAAGATTTTGCGTCCTTACACTGCCGTCAGTCTGTAAGTCGGGAACAATTACTGTATTGTCTGTAGCCATAAAAAAGTCCTGTTAACCTTATTTAGCCAACAGGACGGTGATTTTAGGCAACTTTTAGTAATAGCACATCTGCGCTGATTCTACCGTTGAGTTTGGTTTCAGTTGCTCTAATATCTTCAAGAAATTTACGTAACTGCACCTTGCCTGCTTTAGCAAACTCTTTAAGTTTTTCCTCTGGCTTGCGTAGTGTCTTGCACACACTCTTATCAACATCAAAGCCTTCAATGCTTGTGCCTTTTACACCTAACTGTTTGTAGGGTGCTGAAATGTATTTGCCCAGTTTGCGTGTCTTGGTATTGTAGACCCACAACTCAGAGGCACCAATAATTTCTGCAGGATTGGCGCTGACTAATTTTAGTGTTTTATCTTCCTTGCAGTATTTGAGTTTACTGATCTGCTTTTCTTTGCTGGGTGCTTTCTTAACTCTTAATTTCTTAGTAGCCTTTTTAACACCACGATACTGCTCAACTGCTTCCAACAATGCATCGATCCAGGCAATCAGTCGCTTGTAGTCCTGTGCTTTGTAATGCTTATAACCTTCAACTAATTGCGGATCTGCTTTTTTCTGTGCCAGTTCCAGTTCTTCTCGGCGTGCTTGAAATAGTGCTTCGTACTTTCCAAGTTGGCTTTGCACTACATTATTACCGCTCAAAAAGTCATAAGGTTTAAACTCAGTTTTACCCTCAGTAACCAATTCATCGTAATGGCCTTCTATCTCGCCAATCAGTTCGCTGGTTTTTTCCTGTAGTCTGTCTTGAATCGTGGGCTTGTAGGCTTCTGTGACTTGTTCCGTTTTTTGTTCTTCGGGTTCGTCTTCTGTAACAGCCTCCAAAACACGGGTCAGTTCTGTGTCCAAAAACTCTAAATGGCGTTCACGGAACGGCATGCCCTGACGATGAGCCATAACCAAACTACAGGCAGTCATGCTCAGCAACCTATCACTGCTACGCTCGAACTTCTTAACTTCTTCCTTGGTAAACTCGCCGCCTGAACGCATCCACTCAACCACATACTTTTTCAAATCTTTTTGACTATAGTGATAATTGTAGTAATTCATGCTCTTGCGTAGCAAATGGTCAAATTCTTCCTGTGGCAGTTCACGGGCCTGTTCCGTGTCCCAAACTGGACCATCTGTGGGTTTACTGTGAAACGATACTGTACGTGGTTTCTTTGCTTTTACTTTGACGCCTGCTACTGTAGCCATTTTTGATCCTTCTTGGAAAACTGTATTATAACAGATTTATCATTATTGTGCAAGTAGTACTAAAGTACTACATTACTTTTGGACTATTTACAATTCATATCGCCATAAATATAAGAATACTGGATTCTGACTTATGCCAAGATTAAGCATGTGGCGTGAAAACCACACCAACGATTATAGATTTTTTGATAAACGTATATCCGAAGAGTTTACTATCGGTGGTACAGGCGTATACTTACACAAATATATTGGTACAAATCCGCAGGCAAATGCCTATGCCCTAACTTCTGAAGTCAGTGCCAACAGTACAGTTTTAACGTTTGCTAATACCAGTACATTTGAACCAGGACAAACAGTACAAGGTATTGGTATTGCAGCCAATACCACTATTACAATAGCAAACAGCACTGCCAATACTATTACAATAAGCAGTAACACTACCAGTACAATCAGTAATGGTGCTCCTATTAGCATCTATTGGAAAGAATGGGACGAACCTATTTACAGTAATCAAAGCGAACAGAACATACAAGACTTGTTGTTTCTGGAGAACAGAGACAGAAAGTACGATGCCAACGTATATTCCATGCGTGGCATCTACACTGTCACCGACAATGATTTCAACTTAGAACAATTTGGCTTGTTCTTAAATGCAGACACTGTGTACATGACATTCCACTTAAATGACATGATAGCAATGTTGGGTCGTAAAATCATGTCAGGTGATGTTATTGAACTGCCGCACAAAAAAGATTACTATCCGTTAGATGCTACAATTCCTGCAGTGCTAAAAAGATTTTATGTAGTGCAGGACTGTACATTTAGTTCAGAAGGATTCAGTCAAACTTGGTGGCCACACTTATGGCGCATTAAAATGACACCTCTAGTAGATGCACAAGAGTATAAAGATATTCTTAATAATATTCAAGCCAGTGAAAATACTACAGATACAATTGGTCAAGTTTCTAGCAACTATAATAAGTTGGTAGAAATCAATGATGCTATCATTAATCAAGCTGAGCAGGATGTAGACAAGAGTGGTAACAACATGGACGAACTTTATATTGTCCCACTTACTCCAACAGGCGCTCCAGGCGATCCTACTGGTCTTGGTGCAGATAACTCAAACACTTACGCAGGAAGTACTAGAACATTAGCAACAACAAGTCCAACTACTCCCAATGTTGCTATTCCTGCTTACTTAGGCGGTGATGGAACTGCTCCAAACGGATTTACTGTAACTGCTGGTACTTCTTTCCCCGGAAGTCCAACAATCGGGCAATATGTATTAAGGACAGATTACGTGCCGAATAGATTATTCCGTTACGATGGTGCTAGATGGATCAAAGTTGAAGACAATGTTCGCGCTAACTTGACTCCAGGTCCGAACAATAAGACACTACGCAGTATCTTTGTTAACGATACCACAACTTACACCAATCAAGAAGGCGAAACACTACCAACACGCCAAAGCCTTAGCAAGGCGCTTACACCAAAGGCAGATAACTAATGGCTTTACAACAGTTTTTCTACGATAAACAAATACGCAGGTACATTACGCAGTTTATTCGTATGGTGTCAAACTTTCAGGTTGAGTTTGGCATGGATCGTAATAGTAATACCACACTTCAACGTGTTCCTGTAATATATGGAGACAGCAGTAGACAGGCATCCGCCATTTTAAAACAAAACAGTGAAAATTATTTGAACAGCACTCCTGCTATGGCAGTTTATATTGCAAGCATGGATTATGATCGCTCAAGAATTATGAATCCAACTTACGTAGATAAAATGCATCTACGTGAACGTTATTATGACGCTCAAACAGGTGCTTTAGCCACAACACAGGGCGATACGTTCACCGTTGAAAGACTAATGCCTGTTCCATATAAACTAACTTTAAAATTAGATATTTGGACCAGCAACACAGAACAAAAATTACAAATTCTAGAGCAAATTTGTACACTATTCAATCCAGCTTTAGAAATACAAAGTACAGACAACTACGTCGACTGGACCAGTATTACTTACGTACTTTTGAGTCAAGTTAACTGGAGCAGTCGTACTGTACCTGTTGGCACAGATACTAACATAGACATTGCCACGCTAACTTTTGAGTTACCAATTTACATTAGCGCTCCTGCACTAGTTAAAACACTTGGTGTGGTACAAAAAATTATTGCCAGCATTTATGATGCAGACGGAAACATAGACACCGCAATATACGACGAAGCAAATCTACTTAGTAGACAATACCTCACACCTCTTGATTATGGTGTAATTTTACTAAACGATGAGTTACGTTTAGTAAAATACAATGATCCAGTCGACGACAAATTTGGACAACAATACATTAAAGAACTTGCTGCTAATGTTAGTGCAAATGCTAATATTGTGTTAACAGATGCAGATGGTATTACCAGTGACATGTTAATTACTGGGTTAAGCCAACGCGGTACAGGCACTATAACTGCTAATACTGAAAGTACCACTATAACCGGTGTGAGCACTACATTTTCATCAGATATACGTGCTGGATTTACAATAGTCAGTCAAGACAATATATCTTTAGGCACAGTATCTAATGTTGTTAGCAACACTGAAATTACTTTATCCGCCAACGCAAATGCTAATGTATCAGCAAACGCCTACAATTTTATCAACAATGTTACAACCCCAAATACTACAGTAGTAAGTGTAAATGGTATTACAGTATTAGCAAATGATTTAATTACTGGTAACATAGGTGATAAGATTGTATTCAGCGAACGCATATATGAATATGGCGTAAATGAGCCATGGCGCAGTTTAATAAATGTTTATGGTAACTTAGTTAATGGTACTAGTCAAGTTCGTTTAGAATTAGCAGACGGCACAACAGAAGTTGTAGGTACAGTGGCTTACAACCCTGCCGATGACACTAGTTTGTTATATACTGTAGATGTAGACACAATACCAGCCAATACACTTTCACCTATCAACGCAATTATTGATCCTCAAAGTTCTAGACCTAATAAAGATTTGCAAAACTTAGTAAATGGTACAAGATATCTTTTAGTAAATGATTACACTAGTCCTGCTAATGTTGCTAACGTAGCGACTTATAACTGGGTTGGTGCAGACAATACTAGATTAGTTGCTAGTGCCAATGATATTATTCAGTATAACGGACAACATTGGGTAGTAATATTTGACGCCAGTGATAGTCCTGATACATACTATGCAACTAATATGACTACAGGCATTCAGTATGTATGGAATGGTAATACATGGGCCAAGAGTTACGAAGGTTTCTATGAGGCAGGTAAATGGCAACTGGTAATATAAATTCAAGTTGTGGTGCAATGATCTACTGCACCGCTACAAAACGTTATCTATTTTTACTACGCAACGACGGCAAGTTTCCCGACACATGGGGTTTAGTTGGTGGCAAAATAGAACGCGGTGAAAGTATACTTGCGGGTTTGCACAGAGAAATTAGTGAAGAATTGGGCGGTAGGATTGATGGCGCCAAAGTTATTCCTATTGAACAGTTTGTCAGCGACAACAAAAAATTTGTCTACCACACGTTCTTAATTAAAGTAGAAGAAGAGTTTGTACCAGACTTAAACCGAGAGCACAAAGGATTTTGTTGGGTACCTTTGGAGTTCTTTCCAAAGCCATTGCACCCGGGTGTGTTTAGAACTATTAGATTAGAAAAAAGTCGAAATAAATTAAAAACGCAGGAAAAACTTAAAATTTAAAATCTTCCAACTGCAACTTCAATTTCACCAGGACCTTCCGTATCCTTGCCAGTAATTGCTTTTCCAATAACGGCGCCGCCAATATATTGGTCAGTAGATTGAGCGTGGCCAGGCTGATCACTTGTGATCATTAAGTCACCTGGTTTAACAACACCAACGGCTTTACAAGGACAACGTCCAGTTAATGCAATATAAGGGTGTGTTTGATTTCTTGTTGCTATCTCACCCACATAAGCATTCATTTTGTGACTAGGTTGTGTACTGACAACTCCAAGTACTCTTGTGTCTGCTGTTTGAGTAGATTTAGTAATTTCTTTAGCACCTCCAAGCACAACCACATCACCAGGTTCTAAGTCTATATCTGTAGCGTAACGTTCGGCCAAGTCAGCGTATCTGGCATTAGGTTCAAATCCGCCGGCTGTAGTTCCGTCATGAATCCTAATACTATCGTTAGTAGTATCTACTGAAAGTTCGCCAGAGGCACCTGTGAACGCATCATTTTGTGCTTCAGTTCCTCGTCTAAATTGTACTTGTGTTGGCATTTAATAAACTCCGTAAATATTTATCGTTTTTTATGTTAGAACTCCGAGATCTACCGTTTCTAAAGAACCATGCGGATCGTTCATGTCATAGTTGGGAATAATTGGGATTTGAAAAGCGTCGATAGTTGCACTTTCTCCTACATATGTTTCTCCTGAGCCATAATCACTGTCGCCAGCAGATCCCGGGAACGTTGTTAAGGAACTGTTAAAGTAGCCGCTGGCGCCGCCACCAGAACTGTATGGATCACCGTTAGCCCAGAAAACGCCATCCCCAGCAATAATGTAACTGTTGGCGTTGACATTGCCGTTAAGGGTCAGATTTCCATTAGTTTTTTCAAACGTAAATCGTGTGGTGGCGTTGTCTGTGATAATGAAACTTGTTGCCGTTGACTCAAGTTCCATCTCCATGGTGTTGTTAACACCATCGTAGAAAAACTTTACATCATCTGAGGAGCCAAAACGTAAATGCTCCGTACCTGATGTTCCGTCGCCAAAGTCAATAGCAGTTGGTAAAATTGTCCCACCAGATAGTGTACTATAGAAAAGATAATTGGTGCTTGGGTTGTAGTAAAGTCCTGCATCAATACCCAATGATGCATTGCCTGTCGCAGCACCACTCAGTGAAAATGGAATATAGTAATTTGCTGATGTACCGGTTAGTGTTGTTACAACTGTAGTTGCCGCAGCGGCTGTACCAGTCAAGTTACCAGTTACGTCACCTGTTAGTGTACCGGTTAATGTTGCACCTGAGTTACCGATCTGTGCGGCTTCAACAGTTGTACCAGTCAGTGTTCCACTTAGTGTAAGTCCAGTTAATGTGCCTAAACTTGTGACATTGGTTTGTGCGGCTGTACTTAGTGTACCAGTTAGTGTTGCTCCACTATTGCCAATTGTAGCGGCGTTTATTGTAGTACCAGTTAGTGTTCCTGATAAGGTTAAACCTGTTAAAGTTCCAAGACTGGTAACATTGGTCTGCGCTGCTGTACTCAACGTACCTGTGAGGGTTGCTCCACTATTACCGATTGTAGCAGCACTTACTGTAGCACCAACAATAGTAGCACCTGTGTTGCCAATTGTAGCAGCGTTGATAGTTGTGCCTGTTAGTGTACCACTTAAGGTCAATCCGGTTAGTGTACCGACTGAGGTGATATTAGTTTGAGCAGCAGTGTCAAGTGTACCTGTTAAAGTTGCACCACTGTTACCGATCTGTGCGGCTTCAACAGTTGTTCCAGTAAATGTTCCTGTAGCACTCAATGTAGTAAATGCACCTGTGCTAGGTGTAGTATTACCAATTACAATATCGTTAATAGCGCCATCAGTTTTTATTTTCCATGCTGAACCAGTGTATATCCAAGTTTTACCACCGAAGGAATACTCGTCATTAGTGCTGGGACTATTTGGAAAGTTTAATGCCATATCTTACTCTTTATCATATTTATTTTGTATTCTACTGTCGATTATCCACCAGCAACAGTGGAAGTCTCCCATAAACAAGTTTCTTCATTTAAGATTGCAGAATCATTGGGTTTAGGTGGAATAAAAGCGTCCCTGTCAGAATCGTATGTATAACCAACACTAGCATAATTTTTTCTAAAAGGTGCCCGACCTCTAGAGTGCTTACCTGCTCTTGTGTTGTATGAAGTCTGTACGAATGTCGCAGGATCACCAAATGTGCCATTATCAATTTTGGGCTTATCAGCAACAATAACCTTAGTTACAATATTGTTTTCGTCTATCTGAGCAAAATTAGCCATTTATATCTCCGTTACACCGCATATCTAATCACAACAATGCCCGATCCGCCATTGCCGCCTGATGAAGCACTACTCGTTGAGCCACCAGCGCCGCCACCGCCACCTGTATTAACAGTAGCGTTTGAACCATTTCCTGGCGCTTCGGCGCCTGCACCTCCACCGCCAGTTCCGCCGGCACCTCCGCTATCACCAGATGCGGGGGATCCGCCGCCACCACCGCCAAAGTATCCTGATTCGCCAAATCGTATAAAATACGCACTGGCATCTAATCCTATACCGCCGTCACCCGCAGTCCCACTAACACCATTTCCACCTGCTGCGCCTGCACCTCCGCCACCACCAGTAGAAGTGCCAGGGCCGCCTTCAGCGTCACCTCCATCATTACCTTGAGAGGAATTTGCAGTAGTTGCGCCAACTCGTCTTCCTGCATCAACACCAGTACCAGCACCGCCGCCACTGCCACCACTACTTGGGGAGACGGTAAAACAACCACCACCACCGCCGCCCAGTGCTGTATAACCGAATGCAGTTGTATTGCCTCCAATACTACCAGCAGTGTCTAAACCTGTTGCTCCACTGCCGCCCGCGCCAACTGTAATTGAATAACTAGTTGCTGACAATGTTTGGGCTGTGAGTAATATTACACCGCCAGCACCTCCGCCACCGCCAGATCCATTAGTGGCTGCGCCGCCAGCACCTCCGCCACCGCCGGCGACAATAAGAATATCAGCAGTTGCACTGGCTGGCCAGTAGGTAACTGCAAGATTTCCAGATGTAGTGAAAGCGTGATACTTATAGCCGTCGACTTCTGTCACAGTGCCGCCAGTGGCTTCTGGCACAGCAAGAGCTTTTATGGTAACCCATTCGCCATCATAATAGGTTTCTAAGACGTCCAACGTTGAGTTAACTCTAATAGAGCCGTTACCTGGTTCAGCAGTTACATTTCTTTGCAGAGTGTTGCCTGTGGGCAGACCAAACCATCCAGAACTAGTAGCATTAGCATCGTAGGAGGTACCTCCACCGCCCGAACTATATGGATCTCCGTTACTATAAAAAACACCGTCTCCTGCAATAATAAAACTATTGGCAGTTACGTTTGCTGTAACATCCACAGTTGTAGCGTTAACTTCTGGACTTGTATTTGCTCTAATTGATGATAGTGTTGTTGCCATATTATGTTCCTATTAGAATCCATCCATTGGTTGTATCATAGTAAACAACTTCAACAGATGCTCTATCGATGTCAATAGTTAGATTTGCAGCAGTGCCGTTTATATTATTAGTGTTTCTGTCAACAGTGATATTATTTGTTGCAGCATTACCAGAGCCGTCTACAATCTTGACTGTATCACCCAATGATGGACTAGCAGGTAAAGTAATTGTAATTGCGCTGCTTGCTGTATTTACAATTAACCAATCGCCACTAACTGCTGTGTAGTTGCCTGTCTTTTCTAACCAGTAACTGCTCTGTCCGAATGATAATTCTGCTTGCATTTCAGCCCACTGGCTGCTATCCCCGTCACTGAAGTAAATGTACTGTATAGCACTGTCACTATCAATCCAAATATCGCCTTGACTTGGTGAACTTGGTGCAGTATTGCTAACTGTTGTGGTTCCGCCGCCGCCGCCAGGACTAAATGGACTACCGTTTGCATAGTAGTAGTTGTCTGTCAGTATGCCGCCTACTGTGGCGTTACCTGTAACTCCCAATGTTGTGCCTACTGTGGCACTGGTATTTACTGTTAACCCGTTGACTGTGGCGTTACCGCTTGTACCTACTGTAGTTCCAAGTAGGGCACCGCTCAATGTTAGTCCAGTTAATGTTCCAACTGAGGTAATATTTGTTTGGGCGGCAGTATCTAGTGTACCGGTTAATGTGGCTCCTGAGTTTCCTATTTGTGCTGCTTCAACAGTTGTACCTGTTAGTGTACCACTTAGTGTCAATCCAGTTAATGTTCCAACTGAGGTAATATTTGTTTGTGCTGCTGTTTGTATTGTACCTGTAAGTGTTGCACCTGAGTTACCAATTGCAGCAGCATTTATAGTTGTACCAGTTAGTGTACCACTCAGTGTTAATCCAGTTAATGTGCCTACTGAGGTAATATTAGTTTGAGCAGCAGTCTGTATCGTACCTGTAAGTGTTGCACCCGAGTTACCAATTGCAGCAGCATTTATGGTTGTACCAGTTAGTGTACCACTTAAGGTCAATCCAGTTAATGTGCCTACTGAGGTAATATTAGTTTGAGCAGCAGTCTGTAGTGTACCAGTAATGCTCGGTGCAGTAATAGCAGCAAAATATCCATTATTCCAGTAGTTGCTGGTACCACCAAGGTCTAATGAAGCATTTGCAGCAGGTGTGATTCCTACGTTGGGTTGCCAACTAGTTGTACTGTGGTCGTAAGTGAATGTAGCAATGCCTACGTTGCTGACATTACCTGCAATTATACCAGCGCCATCAATACCCAAACTTGTAGTTTGGTTGTTAGCAACCATGATGTCTTTGTCATTGGTTGTAATTGTTTCGCTGTCTATATAAGTTACATTACCAGTAACACGCAGATTACCTTCAATTACCACGTTGCCTGTACTTCCAGCATCTGCAGGCTCAATAGTAATTGTATGGTGAGTACTTGTAATTGCATTACTACCAATTGTAATTTCGGCTGTAGTAAGACTGGAACCTACACTAGTAATGTTTGCTTGTGCAGATTGTGTTACATATTCAGCAAGAGTTGCCGAGTCAGCAGAAGTAGCACTGGCTGCACTACCTGCACTATCAGCATAAGTGGCATTAGCCACTGTGCCTGTTACGTTTGCACCTGTTAAGCTGGTTAACTGACTTCCATTACCAATAAACGCAGCGCCTGCATTTCCGATAGTCGCTGCTTGTACCGTAGTTCCATTTAACGTGCCTGACAGAGTCAATCCAGTGAGTGTACCCAGCGAAGTAATATTTGTTTGTGCTGCTGTCTGCAGTGTACCAGTTAGAGTTGCACCCGAATTGCCGATTGCGGCTGCGTTTATTGTGGTACCTGTCAATGTGCCGCTAAGTGTTAATCCAGTTAGTGTACCAACACTAGTTATATTTGTTTGTGCTGCTGTCTGCAGTGTACCAGTTAGAGTTGCACCCGAATTGCCGATTGCGGCTGCGTTTATTGTGGTACCTGTCAATGTGCCGCTAAGTGTCAACCCAGTTAATGTGCCTAGTGAAGTAATATTAGTTTGTGCAGCAGTACTTAATGTACCTGCTAGTCCAGTAGCACTAACATTACCTGCACTGACATTACCTGTAACGGTTAAACTGGTTAATGTGCCAACTGATGTAATGTTACTCTGTGTAGCGTTAGTTACAAATTCAGCAGTGTCTGCGCTTGTTGCAGTTCCTGCGCTACCTGCACTATCAGCATAAGTTGCATTGGCTACTGTACCTGTAACGTTTGCTCCTGTTAAACTGGTTAACTGACTTCCATTACCAATAATTGTAGCGCCTGAGTTACCAATAGTAGCCGCATTTACAGTTGTACCTGTTAGTGTACCACTTAGTGTTAGTCCAGTTAATGTACCGACTGATGTGATATTTGTCTGAGCTGCAGTATCTAACGTGCCTGTTAAAGTTGCTCCACTATTACCTATCTGTGCTGCTTCTACTGTTGTGCCTGTTAGTGTACCAGTAAGTGATAATGTTCCTGTTTCAATTCCTGTAGTTGTAACAGTAGCAACATCGTTGGTTCCACCGATTCCAAATGTTACATTGCCATCTTCGGCAACAACAACGTTGCTTGTTCCACTTGCAATAGAGGATCCTGCTTCAACAGTGATACCTTGAATAAATCTACCATTTCCAAGTAAGTAGTTGCCAGAACTAACATTTCCAGTTGCATCAACTATGCCTGCAGTAGTAAGGTTAGCACCTGATATGTTACCCGATGCTGTTACTGTAACGGTTGTTACGTCTCCTGCAGTTGTTAAGTTGCCGCCAGCAACATTACCTGTAACAGTCAAACTGTCAAGAGTTCCAACACTGGTTATGTTTGGTTGAGCTGCAGTATCTAAAGTACCTGTTAAAGTTGCTCCGCTGTTACCAATCTGTGCTGCTTCTACCGTTGTGCCTGTTAGTGTACCACTCAGTGTTAGCCCAGTTAATGTGCCTACTGAAGTAATATTTGTTTGTGAAGCAGTGTCAAGCGTACCAGTTAACGTGGCTCCTGAATTACCAATCTGTGCGGCTTCAACTGTAGTACCCGTTAATGTGCCACTTAGTGTTAGCCCAGTCAGTGTACCAAGACTTGTAATATTAGTTTGAGCAGCAGTGTCAAGTGTACCAGTTAGTGTTGCTCCTGAGTTACCTATTTGTGCTGCTTCAACAGTTGTACCTGTTAGTGTACCGCTTAATGTCAATCCGGTTAGTGTGCCAACCGATGTTATGTTTGTTTGTGCTGCGGTGTCTAGTGTACCTGTTAATGTAGCACCGCTATTACCAATCTGCGCTGCTTCTAACGTAGTTCCTGTTAGTGTGCCACTTAGGGTTAATCCGGTTAGTGTTCCGAGACTTGTTACATTTGGCTGACTAGCAGTACTTAAAGTTCCTGTTAAGGTTGCACCTGAGTTACCAATTGTGGCTGCACTTACACTGGCACCTGTAAAGGTAGTACCAACATTACCTATTTGACTGGCTTCGACAGTTGTTCCTGTCAATGTACCTGACAATGTAAGTCCTGTCAGTGTACCCAGTGAAGTAACATTAGGTTGACTTGCAGTGCTTAGTGTACCTGTCAGTGTTGTACCTGAATTACCAATTGTAGCAGCTTCAACTGTAGCACCAGTGATAGTTGCTCCTGCATTTCCAATCTGTGCTGCTTCAAGAGTAGTACCTGTTAGTGTACCTGATAATGTAAGTCCAGTTAGTGTTCCTAAGCTAGTAATATTAGGCTGGCTAGCAGTGCTTATTGTTCCAGTTAATATTGTACCTGTATTACCAATTTGTGCTGCTTCAAATGTAGTACCTGAAATTGTATTAGAAAAAGTTACAGTATTTTCTACAGTAAACTGGCCAACCACATATAGGTTACCGCTGACACTTGCGCCGCCATAAACTTGCAGTGCACCAGTTGCATTTCCTGTTGTCGGTGTAGTGTTAACAAATACAGCTTGTCCTGCTTTTAAACCGCCATAACTGTTGCCTGTAAATACGTTTGCACCCAGTGCACCATCATCGTAAAATTCAAAATTACGTTCATCGTGACTGAAAACAAACGCAGCACTCTTATCTGCACCTTCATAGTAGTGGAAACGCAGACCAATGTCTTTACCATCATCAAATGTCCAGGGTTCAGCAACGTTGGCTACGTTGGCAACGTGTAATTCGATTACGTTGTCGCTAATAACCAAGTTATTGGAACCGCTATAGTTTACGTTACCACTAACGTTCAAATCCCCTACAATAGTTGCACTACCGCTAATTACAGCGTTATTGCCTACACGCAGTTGTTTGGCAATGCCAACGCCACCCGATACTACCAGTGCACCTGTTACTGTGTCAGTGCTATCCGTAGTATCTGTAATAGTTGTAACACCAGCAACACCTAATGTAGTACCAATTGTGGCACTATTGTTTACTGTTAATCCATTTACTGTTGCATTAGCACTGGTATTAACAGTTGCACCGACGAGCGCGGCAGCAGCGTTACCAATTGTGGCTGCACTAACGGTTGCACCTACGATAGCAGCACCAGTGTTACCAATAGTTGCAGCACTTACTGTAGCACCAACAATAGCAGCATCTGTATTACCAATTGTGGCAGCGTTTATAGTAGTACCAGTTAACGTGCCTGACAGTGTAAGTCCGGTTAATATTCCAAGTGAAGTGATGTTAGGTTGTGCAGCAGTGCTCAAAGTGCCTGCTATTAAAGTTCCCGATAAGTTTCCACCTGTAATGTTACCAGTTACATCTAAAGTTGTAGAAATAGTAGTACTGGTATTAACTGTTAATCCATTTACTGTGGCGTTTGCAGTAGTATCTAATGTACTACCAATTAAAGTTGCACCAGCATTACCAATTGTGGCTGCTTGTACGGTTGTTCCGTTTAGAGTTCCTGAAAGAGTTAAACCGGTTAGTGTACCAACAGATGTAATGTTAGTTTGGGCAGCGGTATCCAGCGTACCTGTCAGTGTAGCACCGCTGTTACCAATCTGTGCTGCTTCTATAGTTGTACCTGTTAATGTACCTGACAGAGTTAAGCTGGTTAATGTACCAACTGCAGTAATGTTGCTCTGTGTGGAGTTAGTTACAAACTCAGCGGTATCTGCTGTTATTGCTGTTGTAGCACTACCTGCATTATCTGCATATGTAGAATTTGCTACAGTACCTGTAACATTTGCACCGGTTAGGCTTGTTAATTGGCTACCATTACCAATAAATGATGCGCCAGAATTACCAATAGTTGCTGCCTGTAGTGTAGTACCATTTAATGCACCTGATAAAGTTAAGCCAGTTAATGTACCTACTGAGGTGATATTAGTCTGTGCAGCAGTGTCAAGTGTTCCTGTTAAGGTAGCACCGCTATTACCAATCTGAGCTGCATTTACTGTTGCTGCAGTAATGGTGTTGTCAACAAACACATTGCCGGTGTATACACCGTCGGTAGCAATTGTTACAACATCTGTCACGCCAGCAACGGCAGCAGTAATGTTACCACTTGCAGCAACAACTACATTACTGGTACCATTTTCAATTGCACTACCAGCTGCGACGGTAATTCCTTGAATAAACCTACCATTTCCTAACAAGTAGTTGTCAGTAGAAATATTGCCAGTTGCTTCTACCGTTCCAGTTGTAATAAGATTTCCAGCGTCTACGTTGCCAGTAACTCCTAAACTTACCAAAGTACCAACTGATGTAATGTTTGTCTGAGCCGCAGTGCTTAATGTACCTGTGAGTGTAGTTCCTGTATTACCAATTGTGGCAGCACTTACTGTTGCAGCTGTTATTGCAGCATCAATATTTCCGATTTGAGCAGCGTTAACAGTTGTGCCGGTTAGTGTACCCGATAAAGTTAGTCCGGTTAATGTACCAACACTTGTAATATTAGTTTGTGCAGCAGTATCTAATGTACCAGTTAGGGTTGCACCACTATTACCAATTTGTGCTGCTTCTACTGTTGTGCCAGTTAGTGTTCCTGACAGTGTAAGTCCAGTTAGTGTTCCAACCGAAGTAATATTTGTTTGTGCTGCTGTTTGTATTGTACCTGTAATACTTGCACCTGAGTTACCAATGCTGGCCGCATTGATGTTAGTGCCATCTAAGTTACCACTTAAAGTTAAGCCGGTTAATGTGCCTACGCTGGTAATATTTGCCTGTGTGGCGTTAGTTACAAACTCAGCAGTGTCAGCACTTACCGCTGTCGTAGCACTGCCTGCATTATCTGCATATGTAGCATTAGCTACAGTGCCAGTTACGTTTGCACCCGTCAAACTGGTTAACTGACTGCCATCTCCAATAATGCTGGCACCTGAGTTACCGATTATGGCGGCTTGTATAGTTGTTCCGTTTAGTGTACCACTTAATGTTAAACCAGTTAGTGTACCTACGCTTGTTATGTTTGTTTGAGCAGCGGTGTCTAATGTACCAGTTAGTGTTGCTCCTGAGTTACCTATTTGTGCTGCTTCAACAGTTGTACCTGTTAGTGTACCACTTAGTGTTAAACCAGTCAGTGTACCAACTGATGTAATGTTTGTTTGTGCTGCGGTACTCAATGTGCCAGTTAGTGTTGCACCTGTGTTACCAATGGTAGAAGCTTCGACTGTGGTACCAGTTAGTGTACCACTTAATGTTAAACCAGTTAATGTCCCTAAACTTGTAATATTGGTCTGAGCAGCAGTTTGTAGTGTACCTGTAATGGTTGCGCCAGTGTTACCAATACTGGCTGCATTTATGTTTGTGCCATCCAAGTTACCACTTAGTGTAAGTCCAGTTAGTGTACCAACAGATGTGATGTTAGTTTGAGCAGCAGTTTGTAATGTACCTGTTAGGCTCTCAGAAATAACATTTGCTGCGTATGCATTGTTCCAATAATTACTTGTACCACCAAAATCCAACGTAGCATTAGCTGCTGGTGCAATTCCAACATTACTAATCCAAGCATCTTGTGTTGTGCTGTATGTCCAAGTAACAATTCCTGCACCACTAATATTACCAACAAGTATACCAGCACCATTCAAATCTGCAATGTTGCTGGTATTGTTAGCAATCATTATGTCTTTGTCATTGGTAGTGATTGTTTCACTGTCAATGTAAGTTACATTTCCTGTAACTCTTAAATTACCTTCAATAACAACATTACCTGTACTACCTGCATCAGCCGGTTCTAATGTAATAGTATGATGTGTGCTAGTAATAGCATTGCTACCAATTGTGATTTCACCGATTGTAACGCTGTCACTTAGTGAAGTAACGTTTGGTTGACTTGCTGTAGTAAGGGTGCCTGTCAGTAACGACCCGCTATTTCCAATGGTTGCAGCATTAAGTGAAGTACCGTTTAATGCACCACTTAGTGTCAATCCAGTTAGTGTACCAACAGATGTGATATTAGTTTGTGCCGCGGTATCGAGCGTACCTGTTAGTGTAGCACCGCTATTACCTATTTGTGCTGCTTCGACAGTAGTACCTGTTAGTGTACCACTCAGTGTTAATCCAGTTAATGTGCCTACTGAGGTAATATTTGTTTGGGCGGCGGTTTGTAACGTACCAGTTAGTGTAGATCCTGCGTTACCAATGCTGGCAGCATTAATGGTTGTACCCGTTAATGTACCACTTAATGTTAATCCAGTTAATGTACCAACTGAGGTAATATTTGTTTGAGCAGCAGTATCTAGTGTGCCAGTTAATGTGGCTCCTGAGTTACCTATTTGTGCTGCTTCAACAGTTGTACCTGTCAGTGTACCTGATAATGTTAACGAAGTTAACGTGCCAACACTGGTAATGTTTGCTTGAGCAGCATTAGTTACAAACTCGGCAGTATCTGCCGTTGTTGCGGTTGTAGCACTGCCTGCGCTATCTGCGTATGTTGCGTTTGCAACAGTACCTGTGACATTTGCTCCAGTTAAACTGGTTAATTGACTTCCATCGCCAATTATACTTGCACCTGCATTACCAATAGTTGCTGCTTCAAGTGTAGTACCTGTCAATGTTCCTGATAATGTTAGCCCAGTTAGTGTACCGACAGATGTGATGTTTGTCTGAGCAGCAGTATCTAGTGTACCGGTTAGTGTTGCTCCGCTGTTACCTATTTGTGCCGCTTCAACAGTTGTACCAGTCAGCGTGCCGCTTAATGTCAGACTTGTTAGTGTGCCAACTGATGTAATGTTACTCTGTGTAGCGTTAGTTACAAATTCAGCAGTGTCGGCACTTGTTGCGGTTGTAGCACTATCTGCGCTGTCCGCGTATGTTGCATTTGCTACTGTCCCTGTAACATTTGCCCCAGTTAAACTTGTTAATGCGCTTCCATTACCTATAATCGAAGCACCTACATTTCCAATTGTAGCGGCTTGTAGAGTAGTACCGTTTAGTGCACCACTTAGTGTCAAACCAGTCAGTGTGCCAACTGAAGTAATATTAGTCTGTGCTGCAGTGTCTAGTGTACCTGTTAATGTAGCACCACTATTACCAATTTGTGCTGCTTCTACTGTAGTGCCAGTTAGTGTACCACTTAATGTCAGACTGGTCAATGTGCCAACACTGGTAATGTTTGCCTGTGTAGCATTGGTTACGAACTCGGCAGTACCCGCAGTGTTTGCAAAGTTTACACTTAATTCTGTAAGTCCGTCTAATTGGCTACCATTACCAAAGAAATAACTGGCTGTAACATTGCCTGCGGTATCTACATTACCAGGTGTAATGTTTCCAACAACTTCTAAACCTAAGGAAGAAAAAGTTGCTATCGATTCACCGTTAACTGAAATTAAAATATTTCCGTCACTAGCAGGAATGTCAACATTAGAAGTGCCATTTTGAATTCTATATGTTGTTGCATCTTCAGATCCTTGAATAACAAATGTACCACCTTCAGCAGTTGTAATAATCACTGCGGTATTGTTGGCACTAATTGATGCACCATCTAAGTTAATAGTACTTCCACTTAAGAATAAATCTTTAAATCTAAAATCTGAACTTCCCAAATTGTAAGTAACGTTGGCGCTTGGGATAATGTTGCCAATAAATTCTGTTGCACTAATACTGTTTGCAGTTATACCGTCGACACTGTCAAGGTTACCACTATACGTTGGCAAATAACTGGCTACGTTTGCGTTTGAATAAGAAGCAGGCAGTCCTTCGAGTTGACTACCATTACCAATAAAATAAGCAGCAGTAACATTAGCAGTAGTAATTACATTACCAGCCAAACTATCTAAATTGCCTGAATAAGTAGGCAAATAGGATGCTACATTACTATTACTATAATTGCCACTTACTTCTGCACCGTTTACTGTTAGTACGCCATCAGAAATTGCAATATTAGCACCATTTAATGTTATATTAGAAGAAATGTAAGCTTGCTGCCATTGTTTGTTAACGTTGCCTAATGTGTATGTGGCCGAGGTAACAGGAAGAACATTTTGCGCTATGTTGCTAAGATCTGCTTGAATGTTACTAAAAACACTTTGACCGTTAGGATAAAAATATCCCGCCCCAATAATATTGCCAATAGTGCTTAAATTTCCAAAACCATTGACATTACCAACTCTTAAATTGCCAGTAGTGTAAAAATAATTTGCAGTAATAGTATTACCAGTTAAATTTGTCGTACTGTTGCTACCAATAATTGTGTATAACTCTGTAAAGTTACTGTTGGTTTTTGTAAACGCTGTATAAAGTGAATCCCCAGTGTTGCTATCTGGGCCTTCACCTAAGTCAATGATTTCTTGCGCCATTCTTTATCCGGTTTTACTAGTATAGAGTATTTATTTGTTTTTGATTATTAAGGTTCTGCCAAAAAAATAGGCCCTTGCGAGCCTATTCCTATCATTGTAATACAATGATCATTAAGCAACTGGAACTGCAACTGTTGCAGGTGTTGTTCCGCTGTCTGCACTTGTACCAACCAAGAATTTGTCATCTGTTTGATTCCAAACAAACTTGTTAGTAATTCTGCTGGCGTAGAATGTAGCAGCGTTAGCATATGTACATTCAATGCTCATTGTGTTAGCAGTTAGGTTACCACTGTCAGTGTTTGCCAAAGAGCATACACCTTCGTTTCCTGCTAGGTCATTAACTAAAAACTTAGTAGCACCTTTTTTACGTACAATGTATCCTGTAGCGGCACTGTTACCGCCTACCTTAACCTCAGGACTAATTTGATTGCCTGTAATGCTGGTATTACCGCCAACTTGAGCTGTTCCTACTGGATAACCAATATCAACTGTTGCACTTTTTGCTGTCTTAAATTTTGCCATTTTATTTCTCCTTAATTTAGCGTTCTAGGCCGCCCGGAGTGGCGCTCCGAGAGTTCATATGAACAACTGTATTTACCGTAAACATTGACTATTTGGGCTATAGTCAGTATTATTAAATAAGATATGAAAATATTAAGTGTTGGTCACGTCTGTGCTGATTTAGTTTACTACAGCAATACCATACCTAGCATAAACAACAAAGTAGGCTGTGAACATGCAGAGATTATTCTCGGTGGTAACGCTGCCAATGTTGGTCGTGCTTTAACTGAGTTAGGTGCAGAAGTTGAACTTTGTACGGTGCTTGGCAACCAACAACATCCATATTCAAAAATTATAGTTGAATTACTAAATGAATATGGCATTAATCACGATTATGTAAAATACAAAGAAGACCTAGCAACACCAAGTAGTATCATAATTGTAAACGACAAAGGTGAGCGCACAGTTATCTATCATCAAAGTGAAGAAATAAAACGCAAAATTAGTTTACCCACAGACTATAACTTTGATTTAATTACCGCAGACAATCACAGAATGCCCATGGTCAATGAAATATTTTCAGCAGCACGTTTGAATAATATTCCTACTATGCTGGACATTGACGCACCAATTGAAACATTAGAATCGTATCCTAAGGCAGACTACGTTTGGTTAAGTTATGAAACTTATGCTTTATGTAATCTTAGCATCTACGATTTGCAACGACAGTTTGGTGGTTTAGTAGGATATACTAACAGTGAGGATGAAATTTGTTGGCTGGAACAAGGCGAAGTAAAAACTTGCCAGCCAGAAACAATACAGGCCCTTAATACGTTAGGCGCGGGTGATGTGTTTAGAGCACAGTTTGCAGTATCAATTTGTAATGGTTTATCTGTTGAAGAGGCTGTAAAGACAAGTTGTCACACCGCAGCACTTCACTGTCAACAATTACCAATTGCATAGCCAACAAAAAAGGACCTTTCGGTCCTTTTTCGCTTCCCATCCCTATGAGAATTTTTATGCTTACTGGAAGCTTAGGTTGCTTACAGCAATCTCGCTCAAGTAATCGCCTGCGTTACCTAGAGAAGATGCTGTGTTTGTCAACTCAACATATCCGTAACGAGTCATAAATCCTACGACTGGTTCGAATGTTGCTGGGTCTAGAACAACACCACTGCTCATCAATGGAATGTATGGGCAGTAGAATGCTGCGGCATCAGCCTCGCTGGAACCTTTGTAACCAACTAGCACAGCGGTTGTGTCGCTGGCATAGCTGTCTACGTAG